TAAGCAATGAAAATCTGGCAAATACCAAGAAGCGATAGAAAAGAAAGGTGCAACAAGTGCCTAGAAGTTATTAAAAGAGGGCAATTTAAAATAAAGGTCGCTAGTGGTTTAAGATTTAACTATGTATGCTATAAATGTTATAAAAGACTTGCGTTGAAGAATAAATAGGTATAGAATGTAAATATGAAAAAGACTCCCAAAAAAGAAACCGTCAAAGTAGATATGGATTTTCTTATGAAAATGGCTAATGAAATTGATGTATTAAACACCAAAGTAAAAGAACTACAAACTCCAAAAGAAGCATTAAAAGACGAACAACCAAAATTTGAATATACAGTATCTCTAAAAGTATCAAGTTTAGACCAAAAAGAAGCAACAGTAAAATCATTTATAGCAGATTTAAGCATTGTATTATCAAGGTATAATGTAAATAAACTAATTTTGAACTATAAAAAGTAATGGAAAATCTTTGTGGAAAATGCAATAAGCCAAAAGGAAAAGGAGAAGGTTTTTGTAAATGTGGAAGACCCATAGAATATAAAGAAGAATATATACTAAAAGCAGATGAATATTTGGAGTCAAATAAAGACATAGAAAAAAAAATTGTCAAGCAAGCTAATAATAAAAAGGGTTATGAAATGTATGATAATAAAATCGTAGTTAATTTACCCACAATTGAAGGATTTGCTTTATTTATAGGAGTTGATAAAAGTACACTTTATGATTGGAGCTCAATTTACCCAGAGTTTTCCTACTCTTTAGAAAAAATAAAAACGGAACAGCAAAAAAGACTTATAAATTGCGGACTTTCAGGAGAATACAATTCAACCATAGCAAAACTAATCCTTTCAAGTAATCACGGAATGAGAGAAAAATCAGATTTAACTACTAATGATAAAGATATTCCAACTCCGATATATAATGGTTTGTCAAAAACATAAAATATGGATATGAATCAAGCACAGGAGAATAAGTTTAATTTTTCTAATACAGAAGCTACAAAGAAGATATTTGCTCTTAGAAAAAGAATAAGGGCTGTGTGTGGAGGAACTTCTGCAAGTAAAACTATTTCAATACTTGTATGGATTATAGACTATTGTCAAACAAGAAAGAATAAAAAAGTAGATGTTATGTCTGAAAGTTACCCACATTTAGAAGACGGTGCAATAAAAGACTTCAAAGGAATAATGTTAGATAGGGGATATTGGAAAGATGAATGTTGGAATGAGTCTAAACACGCTTATAAGTTTGAAACAGGAACAACATTAAAGTTTATAAGTGTTGATAAATTAGGTAAAGCACACGGCCCAAGAAGAGATGGATTATTTATAAATGAGGCAAATAATATAGATTACAACATATATGACCAACTAGAAGTCAGAACAAAAGAATTTGTTTGGTTAGATTGGAATCCGACAATAGAATTCTGGTATTACACTGAAATAAAAGGCAAAATTGAACACGATTTTATTACTCTTACTTATCTTGACTGTATAAATGTTTTGGACGAGCAGATAGTAAAATCAATAGAAAGTAAAAAACATAGAAAGAGTTGGTGGCAAGTATATGGGCTAGGTCTTTTAGGTGAAGTAGAGGGTAAAATCTATAAAGATTGGCAGATAATTGACGATATACCACACGAAGCAAGATTAGTAAGAAGAGGTTTAGATTTTGGTTACACAAATGACCCTAGTGCTATTGTAGATGTGTATAAATATAATGACGGCTTTATTTTAGATGAGTCTTTGTTTCAAAAAGGGCTATCTAATAAGCAAATTGCAGATGTAATACAAAACCTAGAAGAACCGAATATGCTTGTTATTGCTGATAGTGCAGAACCAAAAAGCATAGATGAGTTAAAACTATATGGATTAAATGTATTACCTACTGAAAAAGGTAAAGACTCTGTAAGTTATGGTATTCAAATGGTGCAAGATGAAAGAATATCAGTTACAAAACGTTCAATAAATGTTATAAAAGAATATAGAAATTATTTATGGATGGTAGATAAGGATGGAAAGATTTTGAACATACCTGAACATATGTTCTCGCATTCAATGGATGCTATTAGATATGCAATAGTTTCTTTGGTTAAGATACCAGAGGAAGATAAAAATGAAAGAATTAGAATAGAAGAAAATAGATATCAAAGGTCGGCAACTATAAATGATTATGCATTATCTTAAATGGATACAAACAAAGAATATAAAGTTTTGAATTGGGGTAAGTTTCAAGTGATATTGACTATTATTGCACTGTTTATTCCTATGCCTATAATGAGATTTACACCAGATTATGGTATAATGGGTTATGGATTTGGGTATAGTATTGCTCTTAATAGACATATACCACTCGGCTGGGTTATAATTGCAGTAACTTTAATTATATGAAAAAATGTAAATGTGGAATGGAACTTCCGAAATGGGCAGAGGATTTAATAGAGATAACTCCTACTATTCACATCAGACCTGCTTTGTTAAGAAGAGGAAGTTATGTTCACTTAATAAAAAATGATATACCACAAGAGAGTTTTTATGTAGATGTAATACCTCGCGAGATAACCGAAGAAAAATTAAAACAAATGGGATATTTATGAAAAACGAAATGAGCGAATCAGGGAAACAATTTGCAGAAATCTTTGAAGAACACCATAACCCTGAAAAGAAAGAAGAAAAAAGAATAAAGAAAAATAGAGAAAAGAGAGCAGAAAACATAAGAAATGATTTGGGCTTATGATACAAATACTAAAAACAATTAAAAAGTTATTCCAAAAGCGATACAGTGTGGTTATTTTTGATAGTCATAATCCACCAATAGCAGGTGATACTTTTACAGTAGATGATTTAATAGCAGAGTTTAAGGAACAAAAAACTTGTGATATACTAGAAGTGGAAAAGAAAACAGAAAAAGTAGAGCCAGTATGGGTATGTCGCAAGTGTGGATTTAGAGAACAAAAGAAATGAATGGATAACATTTAACAATTTAATAAAAACTTCTACGAGTTGGAGCAATTAGCTAATGTTCTAACTAGGTTATGTAGAAGTTTCCTAGTTAGTGCATTAACCGATTGCCTCAACCGCAGTCGGTTTTTTAATAAAAACTATGGAAACTTCAATTCTAAATAAAATTACAAAAGAAATAGATAACTATAAAAACAGTAGTTATGAAATGATGGACGGATATTCATTTTCTGCCTCAAAGCTATTAAGAAGAATAGGATTATATAAAGCACAGATATATCCGACAGGAAAAACAGACAGTCAAGGAAACTATAAATATTGGTTTGATGTTATCTCCCCACGAGTTAGTAGCGAGGTAAAGAATATAGATTTTGATACAAAAGATATCTGGCTATATTCAGACTCAAAACACGACTCCGTAAAAGTCTTATTAGCTGATGTAGCAATGAAAGATTACTTAAAAGAGTCTGGTGAAGCAGAGAAATTAAACGAAGCAGTAGAGCAAGGTAGTGAATGGGGCAGTGTGGTATGGAAAAAGGTAGGAGATAAATACAAAATACTTGAACTACCAAATGTTATGGTGTTAAACCAAACTGCTAAAACACTTGATGACTCTGATGTAATTGAGTCAGAAGTTATGTTTGCTACTGATATAAACAAGAAATCAGATGTTTGGGTCAATACAGAAGAGCTTATAAAATCTGCTAAAAAAGAAGAAAAGAAATCTTCCCCTGAATTTTATATCTATGAAAGAAATGGTGAGATAACCGAAAAAGAATATAACGAAACTATCGCTACTATGACTGATAGTGAACAGAAAGCAGGAGATGAAAATAAATACTTACTTACAAAAATTATTGTAGGGGGAGCAGAAAAAGGAAAGCCAAGTAAAGTGCTATTTTGTGAAGTTATAGATGAGAAACCATATAAGGAATATCATCGTTCTTCTTACTCTGGTAGGTGGTTACGAATGGGCTTGTATGAAATCTTAATGGATATACAAACTCGTGCAAATGAGATAGGAAATCAAATAGCAAGAGGGCTTGAATGGGCTTCTAAAAAAGTATTTAGTTCTCCCGATAAACTTCTAGCACAAAATATACTTACAGATTTGCAAAATGGGGACATAATAAAAACATCACAACTTGTTTCAGTAGATACTAGAATGGAAGGACTAGACCAACTCATTGCAGACTGGAATAGATTGATGACACTAGCAGACTCACTAGCAAACTCATACGAGGTTGTAACAGGTGAAAACTCTCCATCTAATACACCTTTTAGATTAGCGGCACAACAAAACTTAAATGCTAACAAACTATTTAATTTTATAAGAGAGAAACTAGGTATTCTTTTACAGAGTGTTATTGAAGACTGGATTTTACCTGATTTACTATCTAATTTAAAATTAAAAGAAATCTTACGAATTACTGCTGATAGTGGAATGCTTAATAGATATTATGAAATGTTAGTAGATGACTGGTATGTCCGAAACTTACTTGCCTTTCCTCCACACGATGAAGAGATAGCAAAGGAAATTAAACTAAAAAAGATACAAGAACTTTCAAGAAGCAAAGAAGCAGTAGTAGATTTAGAGAAAGAAATGTGGAAAGGATTTAAGCCAAGAGTCCGTGTATCTATTACAGGCGAAAACTATGCTCTTGAAGCTGACCTTGAAACATTGAGTAACTTTATATCTTTGGAACAAGACCCAGTAAGACGAACAGCTTTGATAGAAATGGCTATGCAGAAAAAGAATATGGATATATCTGCTCTACCAAAAACACCACCTGCACCACCTCCACAGCCACAAACTGACCCTGCTCTTGATAGAGCATTAACAAGACAAGAAGAAGCGTTAGCACAATAGGTCGTATATTATAAGTTTAATAATTTAATAAATATATAAATGAAAAAACAAGAAGCAGTAAATCTTTACTCAAATCTTAATAAACTTGGTAAATTGACAGGTGTAAAATTTGCCTATGCTGTATCTAAAAATCTCAATATCCTGAAATCAGAAATTGAGTCATTAGAAAAAGCATCTAAACCATCAGAAAAGTATATTGAGTTTGATAAAGAAAGAGTAGAACTAGCAAAGAAGTATGCAAAGAAAGATGAAAAAGGTAAGCCATTATCAGAGAACAATGCCTTTGTAATGGAAGACCAAGAAGCATTTGAAAAAGAGTTTAATGAGTTAAAAGAGAAAAACAAAGATTTAGTTGAAGAAAGAGAAAAGCAAATGAATGAATATGTTGAACTTCTAAAAACAGAAGCGAATATAACTTTGCATAAAATTGCTTTGGTAGATGTGCCTCAAAATATAACAGTAGAACAAATGTATGCTATCGGTGAAATAGTAGATGATAGCGAAAAGAAATAATGGAAACACCTGAAATAAAAAAGTTTCTTGACTCACCTGCTGGACTTTCTATGAAAAATTATCTTTTAGGTAAATTATATGAATTGAAAGACATTGATTTAATTTCTGAAAAAGATACAACTGCTAAACAAGCACTAGAACTAAAAGCACAAAAGAGAGCATATAAGAAACTTTATGATATATTACAAGAAATAATGACTCTATCGGGGGTAAAGAAAGAAAGAGACCCTCGTGATAGTTTCGCAATTGAATAAAATGACAGACTATGAAAAAGCAGTTAGACAAAAACTAGAAAAAAAGGGTTTTTCTGGCGATGAATTAGAAAAAGAAGTAGCAAAGATAATGGTTAATGCACCAAAAATTGAAAGAAAGCTACTTCCAGCAGATGAAATAAAAGAATTGAAGTTAGAGGTCGTAAAACTTAAAACCGAAATCTTTGACTTAAAACAGGAGAACAAGGAATTAAGAGAAGAATTATCAATAAAAAATAATTACGAAATGGAAGAAGAAAAAGCAGATGTAGAAACACCAGTAGAAACACCTACTGATGAAGCGAAAGTAGAATAGACTTGACAAATAAAAATTGAAAGAATATATTATTAGTAATTGTGTGAGAGGCACTTAACTTCTCATTGAGCCACGCTCTTAAACTATGGAAAATAAAGATGAGACCCTCAACTCTCTAAATGAGGAAAAAGAAAAGCTAGAAGAAGAACTAAATACTTTGGATAGCGAAAGTGATAAAGAGAAAATCTCTGAAATCACCGAGAAAGTCAACTCTCTAAATGACGAAATTAAAACCCTTTCCGAAGACGACCAAGAAGATGACAGAGAAACTCTGGTAGAAAGGAATAAACGCCTTTATGCTAGGGCTAAAAAAGCCGAAGGATTTATTTTAGAGGACGGTAAATGGATTAAAAAACCTAAACCAGCCATTGAAATAAAGAAACCAGAGGAAAAGAAACCTGAAACTACTGATATTGACAAACTCTTGGACGAAAAACTTGAAAAAAGGGATTTAGAATCACTTGATTTAAGCGATGAGCTTAAAAAAGAGGTTCAAACCTATGCGAAAGTGCAAGGTATAAGTATTAAAAAAGCTCTGACTTCTGAATATATCTCTTTTCTTAAAGAAAAAGACGAAAAGAAACAGAAAATAAATAATGCATCTATATCTAGTAGTCGCAAAGGGTTCACAAAGAAAGATTATAGTGGAGCAAAGGCAGAAGATTTTGATATGAGAACTCCCGAAGGGCGTGCAGAGTTTGAAAAATACAAAGCATACCTAAAAGAAAATCTCTAGAATACTCTGGCTTGTCTTCCTGTAATACTTTCCCTTATTACTTTAACTTACAGGAAGATTTGGTTGATTATTTTAGCCAAATCTGACTATTAAAACAATGGCGGATTCTAATAATTCATTAACAGCATTTAACCCAGAAATTTGGCGTTCTGTGATGCAAGAGACTTTTTTCAAAGAGTCAACTGCTCTCGGAGTCGTTAGTGCAGATTTAAGAAACGAACTTGCAATTGGGGATACCCTCCATCAGCCTTATGGCTCTTATGCAAGGGTTCAGACTTACACAAAAGGGGCTGATATTTCAGTAAAAGATATTGACTCAACTGATGACTACATTACAGTTACAACTGCAAAAGTAGCATCCTTTTATGTAGATGCAATAGATAAAAAGCAGAGTAAATATCCTATTATTGAGGAGTTTGCTTCTGGTGCTCAAAGACAACTTAATAATGTGCTTGACCAAGCAGTATTAGGTCAGTATTCCAATGCAGGAACTACACTTGATGCAGCAGCAGTCGGAGGCATAGCAGGTAATGGTATTGTTCTTTCACAATCAAATGTGGCTGGACTATTTACCGCACAAGGACGAGTATTGAATAACAATAAGCGTCTTGGAACTGATAGATTTACAATGATTGGGCCGCGTATATTAGAGGTCATTCAGAACTATGTGGGAGGTCGTGAAACAGGATTTGGTGAGAAAATGTCAGATAACGGACTGATTGCAAGGAGATTTGGATTTGATTTAATTCTTTCTAATAACTTGCCTTGGTCTGCTACTCTTACTCTTTCTGTTAAACCAACTGATGGTGATACAGTAACTATCAATGGAGTAACATTTACTTTCAAAGATGCTCTCACTGGTGCAACTACTCTTGGCGAAGTTTTGATTGGTGATTCTGCAAGTGAAGCTAATACTAACCTTGCAAAAGCAGTTAATGACTCTGGAACAGTAGATACTCATTATTCCAAACTTTCTTCTGAAAATAGACAACTCATTGAAGAGTCAGGATTAACAGCAACTGCTGGTGCTTCCTCTACTGCCTTTACAGGTTATGGAGACATTGTAGTATCAGAAGTGTTCTCATCTGACTCAAATGTATGGGGTTCACAACTTCAATATGCTTTGTCAGGTATTCGTGGTTCAGTAGCCCTTATCACTCAAATTACTCCAAATGTGGAGTTTAGAGATGCCCAACTTCGTCTAGGTAAATATGTCCATCCGTGGATGTTATACGGTGTTGGAACATTTGAAAGAAACAAAAAGAGTTTGGTCGCAACTAAATTTGATGTGAGTGATTGGGTTTAATTTATTAAATTAACGGTAAGCAATTAGAAAATAATTCTCTCCTCCTTCGGGGGGAGACAAAACAACAAAATGAGTAAAATATTTAATCGTAGTATCGTATTGGGTGGAGATGTCCGACAAGTCGGCACTCCTATAATTACTGTCCTAGAATTAGATAGATTTGACAAAGTATTAAAAGCATACGGTGCAGCTGTCCCAACAGACGGAGATGCAGGTTATGCTACTGGATGTTATTTCTTTCTTTCTTCGGGCAATTCAGTAGGTGGAACAGTGTATATCAACGAAGGTTCAACCACTTCGGCTGACTTCAATGTTATTACAAGTTCTGCTGTAAGTGGTGGTAATCTTGAAACTGCTTATGACACAGGTAGAACAATCAATGTAGATACAGGAGCAATAGTCTTCAATGATGCTACTGACGGTTCTGCTAATATATTGGAGTTTAACAAAACTGCCGCAGGTTCAGGAAATATCTTGGACTTTGATTTTACTGCTGCATTTACAGGGCAGGTATTTAATCTTGATATGGGTTCAGCAGTAGCAGCAAAAGGTTTAGTTATTGACTCGGAAGGTGGTGCTAGAACAGGTGCAGATATTCTATTTACGGATGACTCAACTGGAAATCATAGTTTGCTTGATATGAATAAGTCAGGAGCAGGGGTAACAACTGCTATTGATTATGTAGAAACTTATGCAGGTTCTTCTGCTAGTTTTGTAGTATCAGCAACTATGGGAAACTCAAACGGTCTTGATACGACTGTGTTATATGTTTCTCGTGGAACAGGTGTAAGAACTGCCCCAGTAATTGATATCAATGATGCTTCTACTGGTTCAGCAGATATCATAGATATTGATTTGACAGGTGTATATACAGGTGATGTATTTGACTTTGCTTCAAGTGCAGCCGCAACTGGTAATGTATTCTTTATCAATTTGGATAATGCAGTAGCAATGACTGCTTTGCATATTGAGGGTTCAGGAAATAGAACTCAACCAATGATTGAAATGAATACAGATGCTACTGGTTCTTCTTCACTCTTCACTTCGGTAGTTACAGGAGCAATTTCAGGACACATCTTTGAAATCTCTCTTGACACAACCTCAACAGGTGATGTCTTGAATGTAGATATGAACGCTTCGGTAGGTGGTAGGTTCTTATTCCTAGATGCAGGTTCAGCAACTAGAACTGCTAACTTAATTGATGTAACATTTGACGGAGACGGAAATACAGATTTGTTTGAGATAGCACATTCCAATACTGGTTCAGGAGCATTGTTTGATATAAATGTTTCAGGCACAGGTTCAGGAAATATTATTGACATTGTATATTCCGCAGCTTCAACAGGAGATGCTATCAACCTTGATATGACTTCTGCGGTAGCAGGTGGAGCATTAGTAATAACTGGTGCAGGCACTAGAACACAAGATTTGGTGCAAATTGAAGATACATCAGCAGGAGCAACACATATCTTTGATATAAATGTTGGTTCTACAAGTTCAGGCAATATATTTGATGTAGTGGTAGGGGATTCTCTCTTCACAGGAGATGTGCTTTCAGTAAATCTAGGAACGACAGCAGTAGGTTCACAAGCAATTGTTCTCACTTCGGGAGCAATGGCTAGAACTACGGCTTTGGTTGCTGTAACAGATGCTGGAACACACGCTACTGGAATACTGTTTGATATCAATTCAACAGGTGTTCGTGCAGGTATTGTGTTTGACATTGATGATACTGCGGCAACGACTGGTAATATCTTTGACTATGCAACGAGTGCAGCTTCAACAGGAACTATTTTTGAGATAAACCTCACAAATGCTGTTGCAGCTAAATTGAATAATTACACTCTTGCAGGAACAAGAACAGCAAATGCTACAACTATCACTCATAGTGCAGCAGGTGCAGTAGATATATATCAAATAGACGACTCTGGAACTTCATCAGGTCATATCTTTGATATCAATGTATCAGGAAACTCAACTGGAAATGTAATTGATATAGTGGCTTCTGCTTCAAAAGTAGCAGGACACTTACTTAATCTTGATTTAGGAACAGACCTTGCAGGCAATGCTCTTAATATAGCGGCTGCTGGGGTAAGAACTGCTCCAATAATCAATATCGCAAATGCAGGAACAGATGCAGGAACAGACGACCACGTTATTCTGATTACACAATCAGGACTACTTGACTCTAATCTTATTCAACTTACATTTGGAACTGCGGCTTCAACCGGCGATGCTCTCGGTATCGTAATGGATACAAACCTCGCAGGTAGAGCAATTGCTATATCTTCCGCAGGAACAGGTGCATCAGGTGAGGGTTCAGCAATAGACATCACACATACAGGAGCTTTGGGAGCAGGTGCAGATGTAGTAAATATAACTACATCAGGTGCTTTGTCTTCTACTTCTAATGTATTGGCTATTGAAACAACCAACGGTGTAGCAGGTTCATTTGCCTTGTATATCAATGCAGGAAACGATATGGAAGCAATAAAGGTAGATGCAGGAACAGTAACATTTGACGAAAGTTTGAGTGTTGGAACTACTCTTGCAGTTACTGGACTAGCAACACTTACAGCAGGTATTGATGCAAAAGTCATCTTTGCTGGAACTGAAACTATTGCTGCTGGTGGAACTACTACTGCCCTTGACCTTACAAAGACAGTTCACTACATAGATGCAGATGCAGGTGGTGATACATTCACTCTTGCAGACGGAGTAGATGGACAAATCGCTATCGTTCTATTGACATCAAGCACAGGGACAGCAACTGTAACACCAGCAAATCTTGCAGGTGGAACAAGTGTAACCCTTAATGCAGATGGGGACTCTGTTATCCTCCAATTTATGGATACAGAGTGGTTCATACTTGGCGGAAATAGTTATGCGGTTGCCTAGTAGTTCTTAATTATCAATTAACTTTCGGTTTCTTACTCACTCTCTTTATAGGGAGTGAGATAAGGAACTGAATAAATAAATGAAACAAAAAACATATCACGAAAAAGCACAAACATTTATTAAAAGTGCAAAAGCAAAAGGAATGAGTGTAAAAGCACAGAATGGTAAAATTATTGCTTACAAACCTAAAACACCTAAAACATTTATTCCGACATACGGTGGAAAAGTAGGTGGAAAAATGTCTAATGGTGC